CGGGTTGGATAGGTTGGATAGTAGCAGTATTATCAGGTTGAACAACTTGAGTAGTTTGATTAATATTTCTTTCTTTTTCTAACTCAGCAAGAATTTCAGGATCAGTAACCTTATCTCCTACTTGCGGCCCTTCTGCTTCTCGCTTTGCAGTCCTATCTCTCAGCTCCTTTAGCCTTCTCTTCTGTTCATCAGTAAGATTACTAGTATCTGCCATTACCTTTTAATTACCATAAAAACTATTTATTCTAAATCTTTGATGCTTTTCCAATTTTTAATGCTGCCTCAAATTCCTTTTTACTGGGCTGAGCAGGACTATCGGGTTTAGTTTCACCTTTAGTTCCTCCTGTTATTTGATGCATATCTGGAGACATCTCACTATTAAATCTATTAATTCTCTTAAAATTCATTGTACTATTTTTTGTCCCTTCCTTTGTCATATTATTACCTAAAAAATGAGTAATAATAGGAATCTGTTCACTCTCATCCAAGAAAAATCCAAGTACCCATTCACCACCCCATAAACCAATAGAACCACCACTCCTATTTCCCTGCGATGTTGGTTTTGCAACTATTGCCCAAGGTAGATTATCATCCTCTAATGTTGGATTATTAGGATGTTTTCCAGGTATTCTTACTTTAACTCGATCACCATGAGCTTCACTAAATGATAAATCTTTTGTATATTGGTTTTGATGATCTGGAATTTGTCCAATAAACCAACTATATGCTTTTCCAGCAAATCCTATATTATTTTTCATTAGCTATTTTTAGAGTATAGTCCATAAGAATCACGAACCAAAGTCATTGATGTAACTGATCTTGTAGGATCAAAATGATGGCACAAATCTACAATTAAATATTTTCCACTTTGTACAGGATCAGGACTTCCTTGTACTTTTTTATCCATAGTAATAATTTCAAAATCACATTTAATTGTATCACCTGCTTTTAATTTTGGATTACAAGGAACTTGTATATTTAGAACTTGACTGAATAATAAATTATACCTCAATGTAGATTGTGCTTGATGATCATGTGGATCATTTTCTATTTTTTCACCACCCTTTCCTGATGGTATAAGAGTTCCAACATCTAATATATCATAATGACTCCTAGTAAATTCCTTTACAACTGGTGCTTCTGCATCTTTACCCAAAGATTCCACCAATTCCAAATCTTTACCAAAAGTATGAACGATTTCCTCTTCTTCAAAAGAATAAGGATTCCAATAAATACATCGCAATTTAAAAACACCAGCTTTTAAAGCATCCACTAGATTTTGATTTTTAGTAATAGTAGATTTTAATATCTTATAATCATTTGCATCATTATCTAGATTGCTTTTTAATATTGCGGTTTTCATATATGAAACTGGTTCAACAGGGTCTTGACTAATTAAATTATCAATTGATTTAAAATTAAATCCATCTCTTGTTTCATAAAAGAAATATCCTGCAAGTCCTTTTGCTGGCTCAGACTTAGATGCTAACCATAAAGCCACATCAAAAATATTTGAACTATTTCCAATAAAGGAATAACTATTTTTAGTTTTATCTGCAGCAAATATATCAACATTTAAATGTTGTTTTACTAATTGTGTAACAATATCACCAATATTTCCAGATCTTTTTTCATAAACTTTTGATTCTTGATTCTTCTGTGCTGATTGAGAAAATAAACTAAGAATAACTGCCTCTCGTTGAGATTCTTGATCAGGATTTACAGCAGTACTAACCAAAAATGCTTTTTCATCAGTAGAAAAATCAAGAGTTCCCAATTTAGATGCAATTTTAAATTTTACTTTTTCTCCTCCTGATAATGGAAGTGCATTCCAAACACCTCCCATTCTTTGTTGTGGATCATAGGATTCCTTATACTTTATAGAACTTCCAGTATCTACAAATGTCATTGTTCCCGTAATATTAGGAGATAATACACTCTCATAATAATCAAAACTAGTTGTTTTACCCTGTAGATTAACTTCTCTACCATCCTTAGTAATACTAAGAATTTCGTAATTTGATGGTCCTGATGCGTTTGCCATTTATCCTAACTTGTCCATAGTCTATTTAATTGTTTTCCTATATCTGATTTTTTTGAACTAGTATTAGGAGAATCTTTTGTAACTGTAACTGTGTGTTGAACCGGATAAGGTTGAATTATCTGTTGAAACGCAAGAATAGTAGTATCTCCTTCATCAGAACCCCCTTGTCGAATAAGAATCTCTTTTTTCGTTGGAACTGCGGATATAGATGGAGAATTATCAAAAGTAGATGTACGTGATGAAATCTTTTTAGAACTACCAAGCAAATTAACCATAATTTTCGATGGATTCACCTTCTTCCATGAGTTCAAAAATTCCTTATCCGATTTAGTTCCTGGTTTACCTCCCAATTGAACTCCAATACATCCCAAAGTTCCATAAGGATTAATATCATTGTGAATTGCCAATCCAGTTCTACTTCCAATTTTTCCTAATGCTCCATCATTACCAATATATGCATCCCAAAAACCCATACCACGTAATTTTTTATTAGACAAATAATGACCTCGATTTTGAAACTCTGAAATAGGAAAAGTTCCATCTGGCATTGGATATCCTGAATTTGAAAAACCAGGATTCATCCTTTTCTCTTGAGATACATCACCTGTTCCAGGCTGTCCACTTATAGCATCATAAGTTTTACCTATCTGCTTACCATTTTTATCAAACATCTTCAATTTTCCTGTTAATCCATCACCTGTTCCCTGTATTTCTATACGTCCCACACCTGCACTAGAATTATCACCAGTAACATCTCTATTGCTGTTCAATGTTCCAGCATTTGCACTATCACCAAATAATAACCTCGACAACCATGATTGTTTATCTTCTCCAGATTCTTTTTCTTTTTCTTCTTCTTTTATATTAGACGCTATGGATTTACTTTTAGCTTCAATTTTTTGTAAATCATTTTCTGCCTCTTTATCTGCTTTATTTTCTACATTTTCTTCTTTTTCTACTTCTTTAATATCATCTTCCTCATTATTCTGAACATTCTGAAGATCTTTTTCTAGAGAAGATAATTCAGTTTCCACCAGTTTTACATTATTTTCAGTTACACTTTTTATTTCCTTATTTGCTTGTTCAACTTGAGATCTTTTACCACCAAAATCGAAAAGTAATCTAGTAAATACATTATATTTAAAAAACCCAACAATGGGTGATATAATAGCATTAAAAAATCTAGCAATACCTTGCACAATTTCAAGTATTCTAGGCAATTGCTGAACTATTATTCCTGTTAAAATTATAGATGCAAATTCTATTGCTTTCTCAAAAGGACTCATTACACCAGAAGATACTTTCTTTTTAATATTAGAAGCACCAGATACTAGTGGAGATTTTTTTCTCTCTAATTTATCCTCTGCTTCTTGCTTTTTCTTTATATCAATTTCTTTATTTAAAAACTTTTGATTATTAATTTTAACCCTTCTTAATTGCTTATTAGAACTTACAATAGAATTTCTAATATTTTTCGCAGTTAATTTTACTTTTTCTAATTGATTTGCCATATCTTATACGTAAATCCCATATACTGATGCTGTCAGATGTCGATAGTGATCTGCTCCATTTAAACTTGATATCGTTCGAGTGTCAGTTGCTTCACCAGCAGACTGTGGATCTGGAATTTCAGGCATTGGTCTCACAATATCTGGAAGATTAATTGGTATTATATTTCTATTCTTAAATGTCGATGATTTTTTAAGAATTTGTTCTGCTCTTTGAGCTCTCTCAACAGTACCACTAAATGGAGCTCTTATCAACTCATCTTGATGAACCATATACAATCTATCTTTTGTGATACTACCACCAATATCTCTACTCTGTACTTTATTTGCACCTGTGGACTTATCTACTACTGCACTAGTAATACCATATCCAAGCAACTGCAAAACACCCAGACCAACAGCACCGGCTACTGTTGTTACTGGTTCTGGTGCAACTACCATACCGATTAATATAGAACTAAGAACACCAGCAGCAGGTGCAGCTAGACTTTGAAACCAATTCTGTCCCCTTTGTCTTCTATCTGCAATATCTAATCCAACTAGGAGAGGACCTAATATTCTACCACCCCATTTTAAGAACTTCGGTATTTTCAAAAAATTCGCCGTCTTTCTCAGAACACTTCCTTTTCCAAATAACCTTGATCCAATTCCTCTACCCGTACCACCTGTTACCTTAGGACCTTGCCAAGGGAATCTCCAATTCTTTGTATTCAGCCATGATCTTGGATTGCCTCTACCTATGGGTCCTCTAACACCAGTTGGTTTGAATTTTCCGGTTCTTATAAACCTTCCTATTCCCCCAAGACTTTTCAATACACCACCGATAGCCCACCATAGATTTTTAATTGACCAAGCAATATTTGCAACAAGCCCTGCCAAGAAAAGTCCAAAGAACCACTTCCAATGGGTTATCAGAAAATCTAAGGTTGATAATAATTTCTGTCGATTCTGTGGATTTTTTAACCATTCAAACGCTTCATTAGCTAAAATTCCACCAACAACCCACTTCAAAGAATCCCATATTTTCTTAAAAGTGCTCTTTACAGGAGCAAGCATTTTGTTAGTTGCCTTGCCAACAAGTCCTAATGCTCCTTTAAATACACCTCTTTCTTTCTTAAATTTATCTTTTGATGCTTGTCTTCTTAATTGTTTTCCTATATTCTTTGCATCACTAATACGATGTGCAAAATCTAATGCTAGGGCATTACCTATATCATTAAGAATTGCATTTATTTCTTCTAACTTACCTCTTTGATTTCCATGATTTGTTTGATGTGTTTTAAGAATATTTTTAATAATTGTAATCTTTTTTTGATTACGGTCAACTTTTTCTTCCAGACTTAAAGGTCTATCTACAGGATCAAGACTAGCAAGATTAGAGACAATACTAGAACTAGAATTAAAACTTCTAACGATAGCTCCACTTCCACCACTTTTAGACAGAGCTCCCCCACCACCACCTCTTTTACCAAAAAATTTAGTAACATTAATAGGTGTTCTTTTCAGTTTTATAGTTGAAGGTATAACTTCGGGGTTAATAACTGCCACTTTGTTGTTGCTGTTGTTTTAGATTTTCCTCTTCAATATATTGTTGGAGTAGAGAAATATAAACTTCTCGTTCCCAAGGAATCATATTTTCTAGCTCTGTTAATGAATATTTATGATGTTGCACCAAAGCAAAATTAATCTTATAGTATGACTCAAGACTAGTATGAGCCATACCTAATTGAAAAAAGATGCCAGACCTTCTAATACCACCTCCGATTCTACTTCTGTCTTGGGATTCTTAACTACAATAGTGTGAGACAATTTAGGCATTGTATCAAAAAACTTCTCAACTTGTTTGAATTGTTTTGTATTTAATTGTTCTAGAAATTCTTCAAGTTCTTTTTTAGTTGAATCAGAAGCACTCCAACTCTCTTCTTCATTGTATATCATATCAATACATGAAGATATTACACTCAGTGATTGACTCACTTCACTCATACCAGAATCAAAATTACTTTCAATAAATTGATCCAAAGAAGGATATTTAAGTTTCATCGAAAGATCATTATCAAGCTTGATAGTATTTCTATGAGATTTATTCTTTTTAACTTTAATAGAATCCAGATCAATTTCCATCTGAACTTGAGTCTCACCATCATCAGGACAAGTCACATTCACTTCTACAGTCTCACCAACAGACTTGGAACGAATATTTAAGAACAAATATTCAATATCAAAAATAGAAAGTTTATCAACTTTCACTCCTCTTGTAAGAATACAATCATTCAAAATCTGAACAATAGCATCAGTAATCTGCTTTGCATCCTCAGACTCCATTGCCATCACTAATATTTTTTCTTCCTTTACTAGAAAAGGACGATATCTAACCTTCTTCCCAGTCGAAGGTAGTTCCAATTCAAAGGTTGGAGTATTAATTTTTGGTAAAGGCATAATGTCTTATAAAAATTTCAGTATCTTATATAGGGAGGTTATATTCGACCCCACAAATTCCACCATCCGTTTACATTCCTTTTAGAAGATTTCTTTTGAGGACGCGTATCTCCAAATCTATTTCCTACTGTTTTTCTAGGTCCTGTTGATGGTGTTGTACGATCAAACACATTTTCTCCATTAACAATAAGAGGCTTACTCTCCTCTCCTGGTTTTGATGCCATGTTCACAGTCCTAATAGGCTCAGGAACAGATTTTTTACCCATATATGGACCAGTATTCCTAGGGAAATCCGTAAATACATCTGTATTAGATTGTGTATAAGTACCTGTAGGATCTATAATATATCGATCATAATTAAATGATACAGTTACTTTTAAAAGATCAGCAGGACCATAAGATACAGGAATTGATGTTATTGTTTTTGGGAATGCATTTATAAACTGATAATCTATTTGAGAACCAGGTGCATGTGGAGGTTCAGGAGAATAATTTTTCTCAAATTTTGTTATATACATCGTTTGTACTTTATAACTATCTGGATACTGAAATCTTCGATAATAATTACTGCTAAATTGTCTTTGTTGATCCTCTATAGCACCACCTGAAATATAATCCATCCACCCTTCAAAAATTCTTATAGCATTATAATCAGTATCAACATAAAAAGTAAAATCAAGATCAGTGTATATACGAGTATGAGCAAATTCTTGATTAATACCCATAAAATTATCTTTTACTTCACCCGTGGCAAATGAACTTGTAGGTAATGATGCATCAGAACAAAGAAGTCCAGCTTTTCTTGATAAAAAACCATTAACATCTCTTATACCTGAATATTGCTTCAAATGATCTGTGATTTCATCCTTTAGTGTAGAAAAAGATACCTGATAATAATTAGTTTGTGCAGTCTTACCAACGAGATCCTTCATCCCACTCATTGTAATATATTGTGCTATTCTTCTTTTTACTTTTCTACTTGCCACTCTAAATACCTTATGAAGTCTTATATTATTAGTTATTTAGATGGCTTATAAAGGAAGATATCAACCAAAT